TAAATATTTATTTAAACTATTAGGTGTTCACATAGATAAACTATTAACAGTGCGCACCCTACAGGGAATATATATATTGAGGAGAAAACGCGGTAGCGTTTTCGACGAACACACCGTCTAACTAACATCATGAAATGCAGCAACAATATCTAATGATAATTTTGCTCTATTGGTCTGTGGCACCGATGCGGCAAGGGAACGAGACGTATCATACCACCAAACGAAATACCATGGAATAAACGGATCTGGATTGGTTGCTGTATCGAAACGAATCTTTTTTCCATACTTGATCCATAAGTTTTGAGATATACTTGTGGGTCTATAACCCTGATTCAATGTTGTTCCAGCGAGAGTATAATAACCTTGCTTGTGAACATTATAAACTTGACGATTGATTGAGAGGGTCATCATTTCAATCCCAGTTTTAGTATTGGAAAAAGACAATCCCGTTTCGAAACTAGTTCTTCCTGCGAAGAAGTTTGTCAAGCCAGCGGTTGGTACTGCTCCTTGTTTATTCTGTATGATAGCCCAACGGAACATATGCTCATTTGCAGCAATATTTTCTATATTTAATTTAATTTTCCAACCGGAGAGGAGTATATCATTCTTCTCTCGATTAGTTGGACCTGTACCAGAAGGTATAGTTGTTAAGCTTACTTGCTGCAATGTACGTGTGTCTACTTGAATATCCATAGTGTTTACCATGGATACTAATTTAGGTCGTGACGATCTCATAAGCATGCGCGTCATCGGAGTAGCACGTGTCATGCGCGTGCGTCTGCGACTCCGAAACTTGCGTTGAATCATGCGAGCGGCCCGCGCGCGCGAGTATCGCCGTTTTGTGTACGGATTGTACAATGGCCCTCCTTTACGTTTAAGAGACGGCATTTTGGCACGTGTTTTGAAAATTGTGAGAACGTGCCGAACTATTCGGAGTTGCAAAAGGCCAGGTCTCCTGGGTCTAGTATTACCCAGGAGACCTCGGCCTCCGGCCTCTTAACGTCACAAAAATGCCAAACGGTGCAAAACGATATGTTTTCACACTCAACAACTACACGGCCGATGAAGTGCAATTGTTGTCTGGCTTATATCCAGCAACTGCCTCCTACGTGGTGTTCGGGCGAGAAGTTGCCCCTGGCACAGGAACTCCCCATCTACAAGGCTATATCTGCTTTAATCAACGCAAATCAATTAATTTTGTGCGTCAACTGTTGCCTCGAGCTCACATCGAAATCGCACGCGGCTCTCCAACGCAGTGTCGGGACTATTCCATTAAAGATGGAGACTATGACGAATTTGGTACTTTACCAAATGCAGCGGGACATCGATCCGATTGGGATGATTATCGAAAGTGGTGCTCGGAACTCGATCACAGACCAGATCAACGCGAAATTATGGATTTCTGGCCGGCCATCTGGGGACGATACTCCAGAAGCGCCGTCGCCATGGCCAATGAATACTGTCCCAAGCCCAAGCTTCGAGAAGGAGACACCAATGAGTGGCAAACCGCACTCGAGTTATTACTGGAGGAACCTGCCGAAGACAGAATGGTTCGATTCTATGTCGATACCGTCGGAGGATCTGGCAAGTCTTGGTTCTGTGGATACCTTTATACCAAGCGAGACGACGTACAATTACTCGGACCCGGAAAGCGAGACGACATCGCACACATGATTGAGCTTGGTAAACGTATTTTCCTATTTAACATTCCCCGTGGGTCTATGGAGTTCCTTAACTACGGTTTATTGGAAATGTTAAAGGATCGTATGATTGTTTCACCTAAATACGAAAGTACTATGAAAATACTGGATTACGTTCCTCACGTAGTTGTATTCAGTAATGAACACCCTGATGAGACGAAGATGTCCGCAGATAGATATGATATTAACATTTTAAATAATTAAATATTTATTTAAACTATTAGGTGTTCACATAGATAAACTATTAACAGTGCGCACCCTACAGGGAATATATATATTGAGGAGAAAACGCGGTAGCGTTTTCGACGAACACACCGTCTAA